TGACGCTGCACCTTCATTGATTAGGTCACCGCCGGCCATGGTGACCATGCGGCGGGCGAAGCTCAGCTGCTGCTCTACAAACGGCCGCAGGGCTTCCTGCAGCGCTGCCAGTTGCGGCACACCGAAGCTCTCCTGCACGCTGCGGGCCACAGCGGCCACCACCGCATTGATGGTCTGCTCACGGCCCGGCCCAAAGCTCAGCACACCCGACTGACCAACGACGCGCTCTACAGCTGTCAGCGTGGTGCGCAGGTCTCGTAGTGCTTGCCTGATCAGGCGATCTTCCAGCTGTTTTTGCCGCAGCGCGTTGCGCAGGAACGCTTCAACTTGCTGCGACAGATCAGCCACGCCCTTGTCCTCTTAGCTTTTTGCGCCCGTGGTTTGGCCGGCTGTGCTGGCCATACCCTTGCCGGGTCTTTTTGGGTTTGCCCTTGCCAAAAAGGCGGGCAGTAACACCCGCCTTAGCTTTGACCGCCATCAGTCTTCGACAGACTCAGCCTTCTTGCGCCCGCGCTTGGGGGCTTCTTTCTGCTCAGGCATGGAGCAGACTTCTGACTCTGTAGAAACAGAGGCCACTGCCGAAGCAGCAGCCTCTTCTTCTTCACGACGAGCCAGGTTGAACCCGGTCAGTCCCATGAAGATCAACCTCAGTCGAAGTTGCTGGTGACAGTGCCGCGCACGATGCCAATGTTCTTGGTCTCGTACACCTTGGTCCAGTTGGCAACAGTGGCCAGAGTTGCCTGTGAGGGGTTAGCACCGCCGGCGGTCTGGTACTGAGCACCAATGGGGTGGAACACGTTGTGCCAGGACACGGCCATGTAGTCGGCCAGCGCGAGGATGTCGCGGTCCACTTCGGTTTTGATGCCCTGGGCTTCGCCCGATCCGACTGCCCCCGGAGTGAAGAAATAAGTTGCATATTTCTTCGAGGAGCCAGAGCCGCTGGTCTGCACATCGTCGGAGACGATCACGCGCATGCCCATGTAAAAGGGCACGCTGCCGTCAGCGGTATATGCGCCAGCCACAGAGCCAGCGAACACATCGGGGGTAGCAGCGTTAGAAGCAGCAGCGGTAGCGCGAGCTTCAGAGGCGGTCACGTAGTCAATGGCACGACGCTCTACGAGGTCGTAGTAGACAGCCGAGTGCATGCAGATAGCGCTCAGCTTGTCGCCTTGATCACCCAGCAGTGCACGAGCCTTGGCGACGTGACGAGGGGTGAGAGGGGTCTCACCAGAACCGCCGGCATCAAAGGTCAGATCGACAAAGGATGCCGAGCTGTTGCTGCTACCGACTGCACCAAACACACCAGCGAGGGTGGCCAGCAGATCCTTCTGCTGTTGGTGAGCGATGTAGGCAGCGACCTTGTTGCCGATGGCGGCCATGGGGTCAGCACCAGCAGCCAGCTTGGCCAGCTCACGCACACCCCAAGCGCGACCACGGTGCAGCACCACACCGCGCTGCTTGTCGGCGGTGATGTTGCCAGGGGTCAGACTGGCGTTATCAGCCAGCACTTCAGCGTCGCCGCTGAGGTTGGCATCGAAAAAGGGCACATTCACGTAGTCGCCGCCATCGGCCACAGCGTTGAGAGCCTCAAGGGGCTGCACAACACCGGAAGCGATAAAGGCATTGCGAAGAGTGGTGGCCTCTTCCAGATACGGAGTAAAAATCTCCGGGATGACAATATCCGAGCGGACTGTTGCCGCCATGGTTCAAGCTCCTAAAGAGAGTGGGTTTGTGGTGCGGCCACAGGCCAATGGGTCAGCACAGCCTTCCCTCTTGCTTGTAAGTATGCCAGAAGCGTTTACTTACTAGCTGCAGCTTTTAAGCGTGCATAGAGTTCAGGATCTGTTTTGTAGATCCGTGCTTGTTCGGTGAGGTTGTAGTGCTCACGCGAGAAGGGGTTTTTGCTGCCGGCAGGTAGTTCAGCGGTGCTACGGCCAACCGGTGCGCCGGTGCCGGCGGGCTTTGGTGCCTTGAGGCGGTACTGCGGCAGGCTGGTGCGTGCCCAGTCGCTGATTGGTGTGCGCTGGTAGCCATCGACAACGACCACGCTGCCGTCTGCTTCGCGCTCAATCTGATCGGGCTTGAGCCGCAACCTGATCACCTCATCTGGATCGTGCACGGTGTCGGCCAGGGCAGCGACGGCAGGACCGATCACCTTGAGTTCACGGTTTTCGGCCTCTAGCTCAGCGACACGAGCCTGCAGCTGCGATTCACGCTCGCGGTACTGCTGCTCGTAGGTCTTAAGCGCTTCGTCGTACTTGCCTTTGGATTCCAGCTGCTGCTGCTCCACCTTGCGCTTGAAGTCCAGCAGTTCCTGGACATCAACGCCATCGGGCACTTCAGGCAGCTTCTTGGCCAGCTTCTTCTTCTCGTCCAGCAGCTCCGCATTCTTGCGGCGCATGGCATCGAGTTCTGCTTGCAGGGCTTGCAGATCAGCGTTGTTTGCAGACTGCTCCACAGGAGCGGTGTCGTTGTCGGGCATGTAGAGCCACAGGCTCAGGGTTGCTGATTAGGTTGCCCCGGAAGTTGTTGCAGATTTGCATCAAGCTGCGCAGCTTGTGCATCAAGCCGTGATTGCTGTTGCGCTGCGGTGGCTTCAATCTCCTGATCGACATTGAAGTCGTCGTAGAGCCACTCACCATCGGCTAGCTGGATCAGCAGGGTTTCCTGCGTGATGTCACCGTTGAGGCGCAGCTTGATCAGCTCGGCTACATGACCAGGCTCCAGCGTGCGGGCCACGAAGTCGTTGTTGACCATGCTGCTGCCGCTGTTGGGCAGACCGAGGAACGCACTGTGGAAGCGCAGGCAGTTGTCGATCAGATCCTGCAGGCCAAGCGCCACGGTCATCAGGGCAGCATCACCTTGGCTGCGGTCAATGGCCTTGGCTTCTGCCGCTTGGTTGGTCATGTTTTGACCCATCACAGCGGCCAGGCCAAGTTGATTGATCTGGCGTTCAATGCGATCCAGCTGCTGGAACTGGAAGCCGTAGCTGGTGCCTTGCGGCTCCACAAACTCAGCCCGTGAATCCACGGGTAGAGCCATGGCGGAGTCAGGGCCAGCAGTGATCTCATCTAGTTCGGCTGGCACGCCGTACAGATGGAAGCGAGGCACAGCAGCGATGTGCAGCTGATTGCTGAGGTCTGAGCTGACGCGGTAGCTCTGCAGGTTGAGGTGTGCGACCTCTTCCAGCGGCGGGGTGGATTCCAGGATGCCCACGCGGTTGGAGTAGGCAACCGCAAAGGGGATCTCGTCGAGCGTGGTCTGGCCTTCGCTGACCAGTTCCCAATCACGGGAGCGGGAGGCCTGCTTGCGGAACAGCTGGAACGCACCGGGCGTCAGCACCCGCACCTGCTCCACCACCTCTTCGCCGTATTCCGAGTAAGGCACGACGACGCGCTCTAGCAGGCGCAGCTGCGTGAGCTTTTGCGTGCCGCCCACTACGTCAGTTCGCCAGCCAAGGATGTCCCGTGGGCTGTAGCTCACCCAGTAGGGACGGTTGAAGTCAGTAACCGGTGTGTCGTCGCCTTCATCACCGCGAGGGAAGTCCACCAGCACGCCGACGTGCCCGTAGCGCAGACAGGTGCGGGCCAGGCTGTGCAGGTAGACGTTGAGATCGTTGCCCTGCAGATCGACGTCCATCATGTGCTCTTGCACCTGATCAGGCACGTTGTCCAGACGGACTGGCTTGCGGCTGATCATGCCGGCCAGCATCTGCTCTAAGCGCTGGTAGTACGGCGGGCAGACGCTGCGGCGCAGGCGGGCGAGATAGCTCTCGTCGGATTCCTTCGGCTCCTGCGGCAGGTAGCGACGGCCTGCGGCTTGCAGCTGCAGCGTGCCACCGATCAGCTCTTCGATGAGTTCCCAGCGGGGCTGCATCCGCTGCCAGGCGATGCCGGGATCGTGAACGCCGAGATCCTGAATGGACAGGACGGGCTTGAGTTCAGTGGCAGCGAGATTGAAGTGCACAGCCCTTTTTTCTAGGTTTCCGATCAGTAGATGCGCAGATTGCGCACTGCTTTACCGCTGTGGCCACGGCCCACTTCAAAGCAGCGGTGGACGATGTAGCCGAGCGCATCATTCATGTGGTCATAGCCGGCGCTCTTGTCTGGATCACCTTGCTCTGTGTAGCTCTGCAGCTCTAGGCACTCGATCAGCTTCTTGCAGCGCTTATCGACGAACAGACGGCGCTCGGCCATGCCGTTCTCCAGCAACGCTTGCACCGCTGCGATCCTGTCGCGCACCGGTGGGTTGGCTGAGGGTGCCATGTTGCTGATGTCGTAGCTCTCCAGGATGGCGATGTCGCTGCGGGAGCTATTGGTGCTGCGGTTGGCACCGGAAGCATCGGGGTAGCCAAGGATGCGTGCTTTGCCGTAACGGCGGCGAGCCTCTTGAGCGAGGGCATCGGTGTCGTGGGCACCGGTAATCTCATCAAAGACGTGCAGCTCACGGCCACGGCGCACGGCTAAGACGCCACTCATGTTGCCAATATTGAAGTCAATGCCGAGCAGGATCGGCTCTTCTGGATCCCAGTCAACCGTCTGAACGTGCAGCTCACGGTTGAAGCGGTCGTACACCTGGCCGGTGGTGAGCGAGACAAACTCACCGTTGAGGTAGGCCTGCAGCAGGTTCGGGTCGTAGTTGGCCTGTAGACGCTCAATGAAGTCAGGCGGCAGATAGGGGTTGTCTGCCGTGCGCATCTTGATCAGCTTGCGATCAGCGCGTTCCTTGGTCTCTTCTGAGGCGAAGGTTTGCCACATCCAGCGGAAGCCTTCAGGTGTGGAGGCTGCACCGAACTGCCGAACGTTGCCGGCACGAAGGCGGCCAAGGATCTTGGGGAAGGCCTTGTTGGCCGTGGAGGGTGGGACAGTATCAATTTCATCGCAGAGGCACCATGCGGCGTTGATGCCGATGCAGCGCTGCCAGTTTTCAAAGCTGCGGCAGAGGATCTTGGTGTCGCCGCCGGGCAGGTGCAGCACGTATTCCGGGAGCGGTGAAGCGCGGAACGTGTAGGGGATGTCGTAGGCCTCTAGGAAGTCGTCGAAGTCGTTCTGCCAGATGTCACGGATCAATGGGCCGGTGGGCTCCATGACGATGCCGATGAAGCCCTGATTGCTGGCGGCGAGGTGAACGGCCTTGCTGGCTAGTGCACGGGTTTTACCAGCGCCGTATCCGGCAGAAATGCCAAGGATCTCGGTTGTCTGGTCTTCGACAAAGGCGAGCTGACCGGGGTGCAGGTCCGCTGTGATGCGAGCGAGGAGGTTGGCTACATCAAGGTCGCCGTTGCCATGACCGATCTGCTGAAGGACGTTGCCTGTTGGTGCAGCAGCAAGGATGCTCACGAGCAGAGCTGAGCGAGCTTGGCTGCGGTGTTAATGGCACCTAGAGCGATGTGGTACTGCCCAGCGCGGCGGGCTTCCATCTGAAGGGTGGAGCACTGAGAGAGCAGGTCAGCGATCATCTGGGGCCGTTCGATGTCCCAGTCAGCCTTGAGCTGATCGCGGGCCATGCGGAGGTATTGATCGCAGGAGCTTGCCTTGACCCCCCAGTTTTCTTCGGCATAGCGCAGGCAGTCCGACCTACGGCCGCCATTGGCGATTATGCGAGCGAAGCGGCGTGCCCGCTCGATAGCTTGACCTTGGTAGGAATCGCGGGCTGCCATCAGGCTGCCTCCTGTTGCTCCGCAAAGTGGGTAGCGGAGGGTTGGCAGATGGCGGTGTTACCGGTGAAGTCTTCCCAGCGCTTGACGATCACATCGCAGTAGGCGGGGTCGAGTTCCATTATGCGGCAGTGGCGGTTGGTCTTTTCGCAGGCGATAAGGGTGGAGCCTGAGCCTCCAAAGAGGTCTACTACAACGTCACCTTGTTTTCCCCATTGATCGAAGACCCATGAATGCAAGTCAACGGGCTTCTGCGTTGGGTGGACGCGCTTCTCTCCGCGTTCTACAGAGTCAAAACCAACCCAGCGCTTCCAAAATGTTGCTTTCTTATGGCGCTTCTTAGACCAGCAGATCTCAAAATCGTTACCGATCATCTCAGCATCAGCCTTGTCCCGTTTTTGCCAAACAATCAAGCTGCCACCGCGAGGCAGGCATTCAAAGTAATAATCAGCTCCCCACCAAAATTGCTCTGGCACATCTTGGAACAAAGCTATTAGAGCCGATGGATCAAAATCTTTGTCATCTCCTATTACTTCTTTCCATTTGTAGCCCTTTGCGTTAGGGCTTTTTGCGGAGCCTTTGATCTGGCTGTAGTCGGTGTTGAGGTTCATCCCATAAGGAGGATCGCAGTAGAGCATGTCCGCCTCCTGCTGATCCATCAGGCGTTCAACGTGCTGCGGGTTGGTGCTGTCACCGCAGAGGAGGCGATGATTGCCGAGAATCCAGAGATCACCTGGCTTGGTGATCGGATCTTCGGGTGCCTCAGGCACCTCATCGGGGTCGGTGTTGCCTTCGACTGGATCGAGTTGCTCGGCTTCCTTAAGCAGCTCGTCTAGGTCTTCTGCTTCAAACCAAGGCTCTAGGTCATGCTCTTCGCTGAGCTGTTGCAGCATCTCGGCATCCCAGTCCGAGAGTTCAGCAGCGCGGTTGTCAGCGATAGCGAGGCCGACCTTCTCATCTTCGGAGAGGCCGCTACGGCGCACGGCGATGATCTCGTCACCGCTGGCTTCAACGACCTTGAGCTTCGTTAGCCCTAGTGCCTTGGCACCTTCGATGGTGCCGTTGCCCGCAAGGATGCGGTTCTCTTCGTCGATGACGATGGAGCGTGCTGCGCCGTAGCGCTGCAGGGATTCCTGAATGAGGCGTGCGGAACTATCAGTACGCTTGCGGGCGTTCTTATGGTCAAACTTGAGATCTGAGATTGTATTTGCCATGGCCGGAGTTTAACCGGAGGAGGGCATGAGGAGGGTGCCATCTGAGGCGAGGATATTGAGCTTGTCTTCAGCGTCTTGAAAGGAGCGTGCCCAGATGGTGGCTAAGCGTGCGACGGGTTCTGGTGCGACGAAGTAGAGGAAGAGGTAGTGACCTTTAAGGGAACGATGGCCGTTGGTTGGGAGGTAGCCACCTGTGAGGCGGAAGGTAGCGAGAAGATTGCGTGCGATGTGTTCAGCGAGTTCTGGGTCAACGTCGTGTTGAAGGACCAGGCCGAAGGGTTCGCCTGTTGCGGGATCTTCAGCAACGATGGACCAGGGTTCCATGGCACAGGGTGCCGCTGCTTTAGGTTGCCAGCGGGATGATGGTGATGAGGGCACCAGGTTTTTCTTCTGCGGTGCAGTAGCGCTTGTGGGCAGCCAGTTGAACCACTTGAGAATCGTCGTGAAGAAGTGAGCCAGTGAGGGCATCAAGCACGGCACGGGAAAGTTTGTCGATGTCGCCCTTTAGGCGAGAGGTTAGGTGGGCTGGTGCTTTAGGGGATAGGCCGGATTTGTTGTAGTGGCCTTTGGGGCGTAGGAAGCGAAAGGTTATTGAGATGGAGACGGGGTGATTGATGAGTGGGGTATTGGTTGCTAGGGCTGCGTCGGTGACGAGAGAGCGCCAGGGACGGAGGCGCTGATTGGTTTCGCGCATGATCCCGTTACCGACATGGCTTTTAGAGCCTTGGGTTGCTGGTTCCATGCCGATCACGTTGAAGGTGATGGCACTAGGCGCGGATGATGATGGAGAGGGTGTTGATGCGTCGTTGTTCTCGTTCAAGCCACCAGCGTTCGGCTGTGAGGGCGCTGGCAGGGTCTGCGGAGAAGGTGCCATTGACGGTGAGGAACTGACCGCAGAGGGAGACAAGGCGACAGGGTTGGTTTTCAGGCCGCTTGGTTGTCATCTGTTGGTTTGCCAATGGCGGTGATGGCAGCGGCGACGATGGCCTCTAGCTGGCAGCGCGGGATACCGGAAACGGTGCGAGCGGCGGCGTCGATGGCGCGCTGGTAGGCGGTGAGGTTGACGGGGAGGGTGCTGGCTTTGAGCTTGGTGGGCATGGGTTGGCGTAATTAGTGAAGGTGACTACTCGTTGTCGGGAAGCTGTTCGAGAGCACGGCGGATGGTGTCTCTACACGTCACAAAAGCTGTTGCGTCCGGCCCTTTGCATAGAAGGGTGAGGGCATCTAGCGCCTGCTCCCTCAAGCTCGGCGGCTTGGGCTGAGCAAGTGCGGCGCGGGCTTCTGTCGCCAACGCATGTGCTTCGCGTCGGTCATCCATCAAAAGCTGCCGGTAATGGTCCAGCTCGTCAGCCATGCGGGCGCACAG